TCTGCACATCTCACAAGTGTCATTCCTCAAGAGGGAGTGGCGCTGGGATGAGGATGTAGGAGCATTCCTCGCTCCTCTTGAGGAGGCAAGCATTGCGAAATCACTCACACGCGTAGTGGCTTCGCAGACAGTTCCCCCTGAGAAGCAGGCTGTTGACGTCATGTCTTCGGCCTGTAGAGAATACTTCTTCCACGGCAAAGAGACTTTTCTTCTGAAGAGAGACATGCTGTTGGAGATTGTATTGGAGTGTGAGCTGGACGCCTATGTGGAGCCCACCACATTCCCCACCTGGGAGCAGTTGAAAGACTGTTTCTGGAAGAACAGTGAACACGTCCTCTAAGGGATGTGCATGGACCGAGCAAGTCCCTAAACTACCCGGCCTTAGTTGACAGGTCGTAGCCAAAAGTTAACACATATACATATTCACTGATTTTTACATATTATATATTTGCACAATTGTATAAATAGCGTGGATGTATGTGTTTACCCGCCCGGGCGTTCCCCGAAGCTCCTATTTAGGAGAAGTGCCTGCTGGTCACTAAAAAGTGTAAATACCTCTGCTGAGGTTGGGTTAATCCAGCAGTTGTAAAATGACCCGGCAACTACTTTAATAAAAATCCCGAATTAAGTTCCGCACGAATGCGTAACTTTAATAGGCGCCTATCCAAGATTGAAATGGACGTGGCCCTTTTGCATATTTCACAAAAAGAAAATTCAGAAAAAATAGAAAAGTTCGAGGTGCAATCAGCTGATCCTGAGAGCACCCCAACAGACACAGACCAAAAAGAATTAGTAGAGTTTGCCGAGGCCCCACAGGCATCAGAAGTGGGGCACACCATGCCGCTCACCTCCATTGACCTTAATTTGGACTCGGAGTACGCGGATCTGGGCCGGTTCATGTCACGCCCTGTGCGTGTCGAGAGCTATGATTTGGCACTAGGTGAGACCACTGCGAGTTCATTTCGCGTGTTCAATCCATGGTTGCTGTTCTTCTCTCACCCGAGTATCCAGAACAAGTTGGACAACTTTGCATACGTGCAGGGTGACCTCAAAATCAAGGCAGTGGTGAATGCGTCCCCTTTTCTCTACGGAGAGTATTGGATTACAACGCAGCCACTGTGGCAGAACTTCGGTGAGCAATTTGGCTACACCGCAATCACAGGTAACGACAGAGTGCCCTTGTCACAACGTCCGCACATCGTGATTCAGCCACACAAGAATGAGGGAGGCACCATGGCCATCCCTTCAATCAACTACCGAGATTGGATTCCCACTACAAGTGCGGACATTGAGGAGTTCAACCAATGCCAGTTGTTTGCCATGGCACCTATCAAGAGTGCCAACGGTCTTGCTGCTGGTCCAGTCACAGTGAACATTTACGCATGGATGGAGAATGTGCGTCTTGCAGGTAACACCGGCAAGTTCGCTGTGCAGGCGAGAGATGAATATGGACAGGGACCTGTCACACGGTTGGCGACTGCCGTCTCTGGTGTGGCATCACGATTGGAAGATGTACCTATCATTGGGCGATTTGCGAAAGCTACGTCCCTAGGAGCTGATATCATCGGTGGCATTGCTGGTTTGTTTGGTTTTACCAACGTGCCAGTCATCGAAGATTCGAAGCCCATGAAGAATCAACCCTTCCACGCCTTCGCCTCATCAGAGATTGGAGTCCCACTGGACAAGCTCACTTTGGATCCCAAGAATGAGTTGTCAATTGATCCCAGTATCGCAAACGCTGAAGGCAGGGACGAGTTAGCTCTTGCTCACTTTTGTTCCCGAAAGACCTACATCGTAAATGAGAACTGGAATAGCACAGACAATGTGAATACCGGCCTAATTGAGGGTCGAGTCACACCTACAATGTGCAAACCAGTCACAATTGGTGGTGTTGTCCAATGGTACGACACCCCTATGGCACTGGCCTCTCGCCTATTTTCCAACTGGCGTGGAGACCTGATCTACACAATCAAGGTTGTGAAGTCACAGTACCATCAGGGGCGTCTGCTGATCTCCTTCGATCCCACGGGTGAGTCACCCTATGGAGCGAGTCCTGAAACGCTTGTTAATACTTACGTGATGGACATCTCAACGGAGGATGAGATTCGTGTGCGAGTGCCTTACATGGCACCTGCACAATTTCTGCGCATTGAGCCAGATATCTCAGACAACATCTACAACAAGACAGGTTCTGCCATCACCAGGAGTTACAACCCAGACTACGACAACGGAATTTTCCGAATTCGAGTTCTGAACAAACTCACGGGACCTGATGCGACGGCACAAGTGAATGTACTCGTGTTTGTCGAGGCAGCTGACAACTTCGAGCTTGCCAATCCCAGTGATCCGGCCTTTCATTCCTCTATCTTTGAGGTTCAGAGTTCGGACGCTAAGGAGATCACTCTAGGAACGAGTGTTCCCCTACCAAGCGACACCTATCTTGCTCACTTCGGTGAGCGAGTGCGGAGCTTGCGTTCCGTCATGCGACGCGACACTTTTCATGGTGTTGCCAAGTTCGTGAAGACAGGAACATTCACTGAGAATGGAGCTAACTACTATGTGACACGGTATGATCGAAATATCTACCCGTGCTACTATGGGTTTGACCCAAATGGAGAGCACACGGCACAGGAGATTATCGGTGCTGGAACAGCGCCCGCAAATTTCTTCCGTGACACTATCTCGAACTACATTCAAGCTTGCTTTGTAGGAGTTCGGGGCAGTTACAACTACTCCATCAACCCTCTGTTCAGCGACTCCAACTGTAGCATGGCAGCCGTCCGCCGAAATGAACCCATCACTGGGGGATTGGCGAATGATGCGATGCACAGTAATTCGCGCAAGGCCGACAACGATTACCGATTTATTGGTTTCGCTGGTATGGCCATGACCAACGCAGATACTCAATCGAGCCTGCAATTCAGTGTGCC